TCGGACGAACGGATCGCAAATCCAATCGATGGACCTAAACTTTCGTTAAGGTCTTTCCCCCTCTGCTCAATTTGGTCTAAACCAATCGAGAGAAGAGGTTGCTGTTGCAATTATGAACACATAAAATTCTTTGATGTGAATAAAATGTTCGATAATACAGGAGGGATAAGAGTTTGTTTTAACGCAAAATCTATTTACCGAGGTAAGATACCAAGGCATATAACTCCCGAATGGAAAAATCGTATATCATTAGAACAAGAAATGTCTGTTCAAAGTTTCAACGATATTCTATTTAGAGGATTCGGATGGTATCGATCGTTATGGTCGACACCAAGAAATCCACATTTTCTAATTAGAAAAATACTCCAAGTAGTATCTGATTGTACAGATCCTAATGTCACGTTAGGGACTCTCCTCAGGTTACGTACTTGTAGAAGAGGTATTCAAAGATTTAAGAATATCCTCTGTAATGTTGATGGGGTTCTAGTTCCCTTATTCCTATCTTTCTTTGGGAAAGAAGTTGTAAAAATTAGAGATCCATCAATGAGCAAGAAAGAAATCGTATATTATCCCAATACTTGGGAATTTTTCGATTCTGTTCTTAAGTGCCTACTTATAGGTTTTGTGTCCGATGTGTTTAAACAACCAGAAGCTGAAACATACTATAAGAGAATAAAGCAAATTCGACAATACGTTAAAGGCAATGTGCCTAAGAGCGGTCGAGCATTCTCTGTTGAAGAAATATCAAGAGAGTTTTGGTTTTACAAAGTTGCATGTGAGGGCTTTGACAAGTTTGTCTCTGCTCCAAGCGATATATTTCGACTTGGTCTTATCACACAGACTAGGTCTTCTGGATTGCCTCCTCCACAAATGAGGATTGAGGCTTACAGAAAATTCTTCGCTATTGCATCTAAAATTCCAGAGCAATTAACGGTACTTCAAAAGACCGAGCTGGTACTCGCGTCTCGCATATTAATGGGAGAGCTTTTCCAGGACGAAACTGAAGCGTTTCGATTATTCAGTAGATCTGTAAAGAATTGTAAAATATCTTTATCGACCTCTGCCGATATTTCTGTTCCTCAAAACGAGGGAGGGAAAATCGAGGCTTGTAGAAGGATGATACAGGAAAGATTACCTGTGAAAATTATCAACCTTCACAATGGAGAGCCTACAGGAGAGTATATTACTCAAGATGACTTATTATCATCGAAGTATACACCTGGAGAGGCTATGTTTTATATCTCCTTGAATGACTGGTTCACAGATGAACGGCCACGAATGCTTTGTGTTCGAGCTGTCTCTGTTGCTGGACCAGGGAAATATAGGATTGCTACAGTAAGCGACATAAGACATGCCACTTTCTTGCAACCATTAGCCCAGATTTTGAAGAAATGGGTTGAGGCTATTGACAGTTCCAAAGCAGGAATGTCAGCAGGAAACCATATGTGGGAATTCTTTCGGAGAATATCTTCGAAACATGTCCACAAAGTCGTTGAACAGGGCAAAACTTTCCATAATCTTTGGTTATATTCCGAAGACTGGGAAGCTGCTACTGACTCATTTTCGAGGGAAGCTACATCTATTGTACTTTCCGAAATAATGAGGATACTTTCGATTCCAGAATGGTATCGTAAAGCGTCTATAAACCTTCTAACCTCGAAGAGGATTGTTTTCCTCCCCGAGTTAGGGTGTGATATTCCTACACGATTTGTGTCGGAAAGTGGAGTGTTGATGGGAGACCCTATGACGAAGATAATTCTTCAAGTCTCTCATTCAATCTCTAGAATAATTACCTTCAAGAGGCTTCAATTTATTACAAAGAATTCGAAGTTTCAAGAAGGGTTAATCTCTCACCATGCGCCGGGTTTTAAACCAACGCGCTGGGAGCTCAGGAAATCTCATTCCAAACAGGATCTTGGATCCGATGGCGAGGTGAAACCTGAGTTGAAATACAAGCGTATTACTTATACCCCCGAACCCTTGCAAAAGGGCGGAAGAGTAATTCTGCATTCCAATCATAGTGCTGAGTATAAGCGTCAGCACTACAGGGAGGTCTTAGGGATGGACGAAAGTCCGGAACCTGGCCCTCCAAGTGCTAATATGTTTGCATCGATGCGAAATATGCTTCGATCAACATTTATCACAAGAAAAACTAAAGAGTGATTATCTTTAGAGATCATGTGGGCCTCTAGCGTATGCTAAGAATCTCCTATATGGTCATAAACGATCACAGTAAGATCAAC